AAATATAAACCTAGAGACTATCAGGTTGATGGAATATATGATGCCTTAAAATATAATCGTAAACTATTGATATCTCCAACTGCTTCAGGAAAGTCACTGATGATATATGGGATTGTGCGATATTTTGTTGAAAGAAAGCAAAATACTCTGATTGTTGTTCCAACGACATCCCTTGTAGAACAGATGTATAAAGACTTTGAGGACTATGGATGGGATGTAGGTTCATATTGTCATAAAATATATGCTGGTAAAGAAAGAGTTACAGATGCACAGGTTATCATTACCACTTGGCAATCTATCTATAAACTTCCTCGAAAGTATTTTGACAGATTCTCTGTTGTTGTAGGTGATGAAGCACATCAATTCAAGTCCAAGTCACTCATATCAATTATGACAAAACTTGGAAATGCTAAGTATCGTTATGGATTCACAGGTACACTTGATGGAACACAGACACATAAGTGGGTTCTAGAAGGTCTCTTTGGTCCTTCATATAAAATTATTAAGACAGACGAGCTCATGAAGAAGGGTCATGTAGCGACGTTGGATATTAACGTGCTTCTATTGAAACACCCACCAAATAAGTTTGAGACATTTGAAGATGAGATACAATATATTATTACTCATAATCGGAGAAACAACTTTATAAGAAATTTAGCATTAGATTTAAAGGGTAATACTTTAATTTTATTTGCAAGAGTTGAAGGTCATGGTGAACCTTTATTCAATCTGATAAATAATAATAGTATCATTAGTCGTCATGTGTTTTTTGTTCATGGTGGTGTTGCCACGGAGGACAGGGAGAGAGTCAGAGAGATCACTGAAAGTGAGAATAATGCGATTATCATTGCATCCTATGGGACGTTTTCCACTGGTATCAACATCAAGAACTTACACAATATAATTTTCGCATCTCCTTCTAAATCTCGAATTAGGAATCTCCAATCAATAGGTCGTGTACTTCGTAAAGGAAGTAACAAAACAAAAGCAACACTTTATGATATTGCAGATGATATTAGTTACAAATCAAGAAGAAACTACACACTCAACCACCTAATTGAAAGAATTAAAGTATATAATGAAGAGAACTTTAATTATGATATTGTAAATATACCACTCAAAAAATAATGGGAGACGAGTTTCACGCAGTATTAAAATTAGTCACAGGTGAAGAAATCTTTGCCTTAGTTTCCGTCGATGAGAATGATGGAGACCCAATCATCATGCTTTCTAATCCTGTGATTATGAAGATGTTACACTCTCCTGCAGGTCAATATGTTAAGGTTCGCCCGTGGTTAGAACTTCCTACTGAAGATCTCTTCCTCATGAAGTATGATAAGATAGTTACAATGTCAGAAGTATCTGATAAACATATGATAACCTTTTACAATAAGTATTTAAATGAAGATGATATAGATATTGAATTGGACGGTAAAGTATCTCTAAACACTAAAATGGGATTATTAACTACAGTTGAAGATGCTCGCCAAAGCCTTGAAAAGATATTTAAGAGTAATGAAGATAAGCCTACTAATCCTTGAAACCCTACAAAGGGTATTGTACACATATTAAGGGGTATTGTCAAGTCCAATAAAAAATGTTATAATATCATTATATTAAGTCAAGTATATGGCAAAGAAAAAATCAGAGCATTATGTAAACAATAAACAGTTACTAGAGGCATTGATTGTCTATAGAGGAAAGGTTGCTGCTGCTGCAGAAGAGGGAAAACCCAAACCAAGAATTACAAATTATCTTGGAGAGTGCTTTCTTAAGATAGCAACTCATTTATCATATAAACCAAACTTTGTTAACTATATGTTCAGAGATGATATGATATCGGATGGAATTGAGAACTGCGTACAGTACATTCACAATTTCGACCCTGAGAAGTCTCGTAACCCTTTTGCATACTTTACCCAGATTATACACTATGCCTTTCTGAGACGCATACAGAAGGAGAAGAAGCAATTAGAGATAAAGACAAAGATAATTGAGAAGAGTGGATTTGATGAAGTGATGACTGTCGATGATGGTGCATTAGCAGGTAGTAGTTCAGATTATAATACAATCAAAGATAATATCCAATATAAGTCTTCCAATAGATGAACATCGTAATTATTACCGATCAGCATTTCGGTGCCAGAAAAGGTGCTGCATATATTCATAATTACTTTAAGAAGTTTTATGATGATATTTTCTTTCCATATCTTAAAGAAAATAAGATTGATACTGTTGTAGACATGGGCGATACATTTGATAATCGTCGTAATATTGACTTAGCATCTCTTGAGTGGTCAAAGAAAGTTTATTATGATAGATTACAAGAGATGGGTGTTAAAGTCCACACAATTGTTGGCAATCATACAGCATATTATAAAGATACAAACGAAATCAATACAGTAGATCTTTTATTAAAGGAGTATGATAATGTAGAAGTTTATTCAGAACCAACTGAAATTACGATTGGTGGACTGGATATTTTATTACTTCCTTGGATAAATGAAGAGAATCGTTCACAAACTATGGAGATGATTAAAAAATCAACTTCTAAAGTTGTGATGGGTCATTTAGAATTGAATGGTTTTGTAGCAACTCGTGGACATACTATGGAACATGGTATGGATACAAAAGTGTTTGATAAGTTTGATCGTGTATATTCTGGGCATTATCATACAAGGTCAAATAATGGGAAGATATATTATCTTGGTAATCCATATGAGATGTTTTGGAATGATGTAAATGATCCAAGAGGATTTAATTTATTTGATACTAAAACACTGAAACATACTCCTGTTAATAATCCATATCGTTTATTTTACAATATCTACTATGAAGATACAAATTATAAGTTATTCGATAGTCGAGAGTATAAGAATAAGATAGTCAAAGTTATAGTTAAACGGAAAACCGATCAAAAGCAGTTTGAGAAATTTATAGATAAATTATACAACTCTGGTATTCAAGACCTTAAAATTATTGAGAACTATGTTTTTCAAGAGAGTGAGGACTTTGAGGTAGAGGAAACTGAAAATACAATTGGTATATTGAATCGTTATATTGATGAATCTGAATTTGAGGGAGATAAAACTCTAATTAAAGGTATTTTACAGAAAATATATGCAGAAGCTTGCGAGGTAGACTAGTGTATCTTCTTACGTTAAATCAAAGACAAGACAACGGTGCTTATGCTGTACTAAATCGGTATGGTGAAAAAGTATTATTCATGTTTGAGGATGAGGATGATGCGGAAAGATATAAATTAATGCTCGAATCAGATGAGGATAGTGAGATGAATGTCATAGAAATTGATGATGCACTTGCCATAATGACATGTAAGAGGTATAATTATAAGTATGCAGTGATTACCCCTAACGATATCGTGATTCCACCAAAGAATGATAACATTTCAAAAGATTAGATGGAAAAATTTTCTCTCAACAGGAGATCATTTTTCAGAAATTGACTTTACTAAAAACGGAACAAATCTTATTGTAGGGACAAATGGTACAGGTAAATCCACTGTATTAGATGCACTTACTTTTAGTTTGTTTAATAAACCATTTCGTAAGATAAACAAATCACAACTTGTTAATGCTACAAATGAGAAAGACACTCAAGTTGAAGTAGAATTTAATATTAATGGTAAGCAATATCTTGTTCGCAGATGCATGAAACCAAATCTCTTTGAGATTGAAGTAGATGGTCAGAAGATGCACAAACAGGCAGATGACCGTGCAATGCAGAAGATATTAGAAGAAAATATACTTAAAGTTAATTACAAATCATTTACTCAAATCGTAATTCTGGGCAGTAGTGCCTTTGTACCTTTTATGCAATTATCAGGTTCTAATCGAAGAGAAGTAATTGAGGACTTATTAGATATTCGTATTTTCTCTGCAATGAATTCAATTATTAAAGATAAGATAAGGAAACAGAAAGAAGTTATACAGGTGCTAGACCTTAAAAAGGATAATGTAAAAGATAAATTAGAAATGCAGGAAAAATTTATTGAGGAGTTAGATAATCGTGGTAAACAAAGAATTAAAGGTAAAAGAGATAAGATTGAATCATTGATGAATGAATCAGAAACATATTCAACAACTAATGAGAAGTTGCAGAGTGATGTTTTTGAGATTACTAAGGAACAAGAAAAAGTAACAGGATCAAGTAAAAAATTACGGTCTCTTAACAATCTAAAAGGTAAATTATCTAATAAAGTAGCAACCATTACTAAGGAACATAAGTTTTTTACAGATAATGTAACATGCCCTACATGTACTCAATCTATAGAAGAATCGTTTCGATTAAATAGAATTAACGATGCTCAAACTAAAGCCAAAGAGTTGCAATCTGGTTACTTAGAACTGGAAAAGGCAATTAAAAACGAAGAGGAGAGAGAGCATCTTTTTACCAAACTATCAAAGGAGATTACTAAACTCAACAATGACATTTCTCAAAACAATACTCGGATATCTGGACATAACCGACAAATCAGGGATTTGGAATCAGAAATTCAGAAACTTACCGACCAACTTGCAAACAGAAATTCTGAACATGAAAAATTAGCAGAGTTTAACGATAACCTCCAAAGTATTTTTAAAGAATTGGCAGATAAGAAAACAGAAATCATGTATCATGATTTTGCTTATTCTTTGTTAAAA